TGTTCTATCTGCTGTAGGGTCTGTAACTTGTAAAGTTGTTTCGTGTGCGTCATCTGTAGCACCTTCAAATACAATTGCACCATCTCTAATTTGTAGACCTGTTACGTTAGGTGCTGTTAGAGTTTTATTAGTTAACGTTTCTGATCCTGTTAATGAAACAAAACTATCGCCTTGTAGAGCAGTATTAAATTCAGCAAGTGAACCTGTTAAAGTATTATCTCCTAAATCAATAGTTTTGTTTGTTAACGTTTGAGAACTTGTTAATAATGCAATAGCACTTGTGTTAGATAAATCAGTTGAAGCGATTGTGATGTTTGCACTTCCGTCAAATGATTGACCAGCAATTGTTCTTGCAGTAGCCAGAGTAGTTGCCGTATCGGCATTACCTGTTACATCACCAGTAATATCACCAGTAAATGTTCCTGCGATTGCACCTGTACCTGTAATAGTAGGTGACGTTAAAGTTTTGTTCGTTAATGTTTGTGTTGCAGTTAATAAAGCAATTGCAGCTGTATTTGATAAATCAGTTGACGCAATTGTAATATTAGCACTACCATCAAACGATTGTCCTGCTATTGTTCTAGCAGTTTCTAATGCAGTTGCTGTGGCAGCGTTACCACTTGTATCTTGGTTACCAGAAGTATTAACACCTGGCAGATTGATATTTGCACTACCGTCAAAAGATACACCACCGATATTTCTAGCATTTGCTAAAGTAGTTGCTGTTGAAGCATTACCTGTTAATGCACCTTCAACGTTTGCAACAAGTGTACCAGTTGTAATAGTTAAGTTACCTGTTGAAGCACCAGTAAATGAACCAGTACCTACTATAAACTTGTCGGCACTTTCATCAAAACCTATAAATGCGTTATCTGAATCACCTCTCTCCATGACAATACCCATGTCATTACCAGGAGTACCTGTAGTGCCTGTGCCTAATTCTATTAATCTATCTTCAATAGTTGAGTTAGTTGTTGATAGTGTTGTTGTTGTTCCGTTTACGGTTAAGTTACCTGTAATTACAGCATTACCACCAACTGATACATTACCATTAAATGTAGCTGCACCAGCGTCTGACATATCTAAAGTTAATGCTGTGATAGCAGAACCACCATCATCACCTATAAACTTAATGTCTTTATCTTGTGTAGAAACTTTTATCTCAAAGTCAGTTGAGCTGTTTGAAAATCTACCAAATTCTGTACCGCCATCTTTTAATATGATGTCAGCACCATCGGCGTCTAAATTAATATCTCCTGCACTATCTAAAGTGATTGTAGAACCATCTATTTCTTCTATTACAGGAGTTGTAAGTGTCTTATTAGTTAAAGTCTGTGAGCCTGCTAATGTTGCAACCGTAGAATCTATTGCAATTGAAATCTGATTATCTGAAACGGTAGTATCAACTCCTGTGCCACCAGCAAAAGTAAGTGTATCTGTACCTACAACAACCGTATCGTTTGAACCACTATCAGCAGCGATAGTGAATGATGTAGATATAGCATCCACATATGCCTTAATACTTTGTTGAGAAGCAACAGCAACAGCAGAATTAGAACTTAAATCATCTTCATCTAAAAATGCAGTACCACTTAATGAACCATTTAATACAGGACTTGTTAATGTTTTATTTGTTAAAGTTTGTGAAGCAGTTAACAATGTAATTGCAGCTGTATTAGATAAGTCTGTACTTGCAATTGTTATGTTACCTGTACCATCAAAACTTTGTCCTGCAATTGTTCTAGCAGTTTCTAAAGCCGTAGCAGTAGCTGCGTTTCCTGTAGTTGATCCTGAAGAACCTGATACGTTACCAGTTACGTTACCTGTGATATTACCAGTAAATGTACCAGCAATTGCACCTGTGCCTGTAATCGTAGGACTAGTTAAAGTTTTGTTTGTTAATGTTTGAGTACCTGCTAATGTAGCAACCGTAGAGTCTATTGCAACCGTTAGTGTGTTGCCAGAACCAGACGTATCTATACCAGTACCACCAGTAAACGTCATTGTTTCTGAATCTAAATCTATTGAAAGAGCACCACCAGAGTCTCCTTGAAAATCTAAATCAGAAGCAGTTACTTGTGAATCTACGTATGCCTTAATTGATTGTTGCGTTGCTAGTGACGTTGCACTATTAGATGACATATCATCTTCATCAGCAATCGCAGTTATACCATCTAATAAGTTTAATTCTGTAGAAGTAGCTGTTAGTGCTACATTCTCATTGAACTTAGGAGATGTAAGAGTTTTGTTTGTTAGTGTAGCAGTTGTACCAGAAAATAAAGTATCTAATTGAGCAAGTGTAACACGACCTTCGGTACCACCATCTGACAACATAAGAAGGTCAGTAGTTTGAAGTGTAGCACTTGTTAAGTCTGTTGCGCCATCAATGTTTATGATTGCCTCAACAGCACCAAATTCTATTGCGTTACCAGCACCGTTTACTTTTAAAACCTGTCCTGCAGAACCTATAGATAAAGAAGCCCCTAGACCACCATGCGTTAGAGGTACAAATTCGCCTGATTGATATTCTGCTAATCCTGTTACGTTTGATCCTGAAAACGTTGCACGAACTGGTACTTTACTTGTCATCTATTAAATCTCCGATAACTCAGGCATATGTCCTGGTCTTATTGTTGTTACTGCTGTGCCACCTGCATTTGTAAATGGCAGATAATATGATTGACTTACAACGTGATCTAAAAATCCATTGATCTTTGTTAAATCTTTATTGTTAACCAAGGCAACAGCAACTGCTGTGCCATCAGTTTTTACAAAAGGAACTTTCTTTGCAAAGTTATGATAGTAATCGTTTACCCATGCAGAACCATTGTAAACAAGAAATTGTGAATCTACTGAATTTGAAACCGTTACATCATTTAAAGATGTTAAGTTACTAGAACTAGCACCACCTATTTCTTTAATAGTACCACTATCATTAATATAGAATTTTTGAGCAGAGGTATCAATCGCAACCTCACGTGACTCAATATCACTAGTAGAGGGTGTACTTGTACCTGTTTTAAGCTTTATTACCGTCATTATATCTCTCTATATAAAACGATTAGTAAGTTCCGCCGTCAATGTCGCCGTATGTTATATTACTACCGTTTGATTGTAAAATTTTACCACTTGCACCTAAAGATAATTTAGCAAGAGTATTTGATCCACTTGCATGTAAAATATCACCAGTAGTGTAAGATGATTGTCCTGTACCACCATATACTTCATCAATTACCGTACCATTCCATGTACCAGTTGTAATTGTTCCCAATGTAGTGATTGATGTTTGACCAGGATAAGTTGTTTTAATTTGTAATTCGTCACTTGATACTTCAATAGTAGTGTCATCTACAGCAACGTTTAATGTGTTACCTGATTTAGTTAAAGCTGAACCAGCAGATATTTGACCAGCACCAGAGAATTGTTCAACCGTTATGTCAGTTGTTCCTAATGTCGGAGTACCATTGTGTGTAAATACGTAACCATTGTCAGCATTTGCAGTACCTTGTTCAACGAATACGAAAGCACCACCAGTTATTTCAGCAGCTGCGTCAGCGTCTGGTGTTCTTGTTAATACGTATGCAGTTGAACCATCACCAACCGTTGTAACTAAATATAAACCATTTTCAGTTGCGTCTGTTTGATCTTTTAATAAGATTCTATCACTTGCAGATGGTGTAACACCGTCTATAGATAATGCACCGTTTGATCCTGCAGTTATTGTACCAGCACCGTTATTGTATGTACCAGCAACGTTTGCTGTTGAAGCTAATTTTGCAGAAGCTTTTACATCTAAACCGTTTGCAACACTATCAACATATGCTTTTGTAGCAGCGTCTTGTGCTGAAGACGGATCAGTTACGTTTGTAATTCTACTTGAATTAACATCAACCGTACCAGAACCTTTAGGGTCAAGTATTAAGTTAATGTTTGCGTCACCACCAGCAGATCCTATTTTTACACCATCACCTGTGGCAGCATTTGTAATCTCAACAGCGTTTACAGCATTTGCAGTTTGTTGAAATATAATCTGTTCATTACCACTTGCGTCAGCGATATGACCATCATCAGCAATTCTAGGTGTTGTTAATGTAGGACTTGTTAGTGTTTTATTTGTTAATGTTTCTGTTCCTGTTTTTGTAACAACAGATGAGTCTATTGCAACCGTTAATGTGTTACCAGAACCAGATGTATCAATACCAGTTCCTCCAGCGATTGTAAGTGTTTCAGAGTCTAAATCTATGTTTAATGCACCACCCGAGTCGCCTTGGAAGTCTAAATCTTGTGCCGTTACTTGTGAGTCAACATATGCTTTGATTGATTGTTGAGTTGCAAGTGCTGTGGCACTATTACTTGACATATTGTCTTCATCAGCAATAGCAGTAATACCATCAAGTAAATTTAATTCAGTTGATGTTGCAGTTAAGGCAACGTTTTCGTTAAATTTAGGTGATGTTAGAGTTTTGTTTGTAAGTGTTTGTGTACCAGCTAATGTAGCAACCGTACTATCAATAGCAAAAGTTAATTCGTTGTCAGAAACGGTTGTGTCAATACCAGTACCACCAGTAAACGTTAAAGTTTGACCTGTAGTAAATGTATCATTTGAACCACTATCAGCAGCAAGTGTAAAGTTACTTGAAGCTGGGGCAGCGAATGATAGGTTACCAGAACCGTCTGTAGTTAGTAAGTGTCCACTAGAACCGTCTGCACTAGGTAAAGTAAATGTAACTGAACTTGCAACACTATTGGGAGATTTTAATGCTACAAAGTGTGCACCGTTATTGGTACCTTCGTTAAATTTAATAGTACCGCCAGTTGTGGCACTATTACCTATGAATAATTCGTCTATTGCCTTATTAGAATCTACAATTACAGCAGATGAAGCTGTTAATGCACCATGTGTGTGATCTAATAATAATTTATAATATTGACCACCAATTTCTATTGCGGCGTTTGATGTTGATGTATGATCTCCAATGAATAGTCGTAGACCATTACCACCAGCACCTGTGCTGGCGTTTGATGTATCGTAAACGTAAGCAAGTTCCCCTTGCTCTAAACCTGAAGGTGCCGAAGAACCTGTGGTTCGTTTAATCTTTATAATTGTTGCCATTTAATTCTCCCTATTAAAATGTGCCACCGTTTAATATTAAATTACCACTTTCAGTTTTTATTTCAGTCCTTGTTACAAATTTTTTACTAGTATCATCATATTGAATCATTGCACCATCGTCTAGCGTTGACGCATTAACATCGCTCAATCCAACGAACTTGTTTACGTTACTTTGAAGTTGAGCTACAGATGGTGAAGTTACAGAAACGTTTTTCGGTCCTGTAGTATTATTATTAATTGTAGCAGTTGTATTAGTACCTGTACTATACGTTGCAGTAATATTTGACATTCTTACCTTATTAAAATTTTGTTGTTATAACAATATTTATAATAATTAAGGCTTTCCTATCAAGTACAATTATGTATTTTCAACTACTTTTTGTCTGCTTCAGCGCCTGTTGAAGAAGAATTAGGTTCATCTTTTTTCATTTCTATGCCTAATTCTTTTGCGATAGCGTTATCATAGTGAGCTTGTAGAATTGCAATCTTTTCTAACTCTAAAGAAAGTTTGATTTTAGTTGCTTGCAAATCTTGTCTTACTATAATAGAATTGTAAGTTTTAGTTGACAATTCACTTTTCTTATAGTCTTTACCGTCTATAGTAAAAGTTGGTTCTGTCGCAGGTGCTGTTGTTGAGTTGATATTTTCACTACTCATGTTATATTTCTCCTTATTTATTATACGTTAGGTCTAATCGTCATTAGACCTTCAATTATTCTTGTTACCGTACCTGAAGCATCCGTTATGTCTAAATCATAAACGTATCTTGCAGGCGCTTCTAAAGCAGCCGTTTGTGTTGCAGTTAGTGACATTGTAACATTTCCTGTTGTTCTATCACTATCAAACACAATAGTTAAATCTGTTCTTGTTCTTGTTGAACTAAATCCCAAAGCCATCTTTGCAGAAGCCGTATAACCCGTTAAATCTAACGGATCTCCGCTGTTATCCTTTACGGTTACGGTTGAACTGAAAGTTGTTCCTTGGTCTATATTGTAGTTAGCTGTAGCTGCCATAGTATTATTTATACGTATAAATAATAGTATTATTCTAAAGAAGGTAAAAAAATGACTATTGACACACAATGGAGATACAGAAATACTGCTGTTCCTACACAGACTTTTGAAAATCCAGAAGATTTTTTTGATAATCTTTATACAGGCGCTATAGACGCTAAAGACGTAAAGGATCATAAAGATAATAATCTAAAAAATGTAGAGGCATTTGACTCATATCTACTTGCAGATAAGAAGACCGTTATTACATGTAGAAGATTTAAAAGTATGAATGAATACAATGAATGGAAAAGAGTTAGAGCATTACTGCCGAAAGTAGATTTTCATGTGTCGGAAGAAGAAGGTGATTTTATAAATGTACAACCAGGTACAAACGTTGTAACAATACCTCCTATAGATACAGAATTGTGGGAACAAAATCATAGAGATGAGGAGTATAACTAATGACACAAGTTGTTAAAAAATATAAACTAGAAAACATAGACGCTTCAAAGACATTTGATTCAGTTGAAGATTTTTTTAATCATTCATCTTCAGTAGAAGTAGATTCAGCAAAACTAAATGCCCATATTGAAAATGATAATGCAAACAGCACAGGCAAAGAAGGTATATTAGGCGAAGACAAAAAACATGTTATCATTTTGAGAGAATTTGCTAATGTTGAAGCGTACAATACATGGCATGCTAAAAGAAAAGAGTTGGGTGATATTGATGATTTGATAAAAGAAACTGATATACCAATGCACCAAAATAATATTGAGTTTTAATTGTAATCTATATATTATGAATGAATGTAATTATATTATCACATAAAAGAAGTCTTAACAAGTCCGAAGGACTTATCACAGCGAATTTAAATAACCACATCACATTGGTTTGTGATGTGGTGCCTAACAAGTCAGGTGATCGCTACAAACCTTTCATAGAACACATAGACGATTTAGTTGTATCAAAGAAGTTTGATATAATAGAAATTACACAAAAAATTTTATCGTGTGATAAAGTATATTGTGTATCAGAAAATTTATTTCCTATACAAGCACAATTAGAAAGTTACTACGGCATACAGAATATATCTGCTTTTGCAGCTGAAGTCTTTGCAAATAAACAAAAGATGGATGATTTTTGTAGAACAATAGGTCTAGGTCATAATGTACCTAAAAGTGTTACACCTACCTTTCATACTCAATTAGATATATTTGAAGGCGATGAATTTTTTACAAAACCTGATATAGGTACAGGCAGTAACTCTTTCTATCCTAAATCTGAACAAAATGTACCTACTATAGAATATAGAAGATGGAATAATAAACATCATTTTTTAGATCATCTTACTAAACTAGAACACAATAATAAATTTTTTGAGATAAACAAAAAAGGTATACAGAATGAGAATTTTAATAATGTGCCTTGTAAGATTATGGCACAAGAATATTATTGGTCTGAAGAACCATCTATATCGCCATATGGTTATGTTAAGAATGGTAAAGTAGATTGTTTGTTCTATGTTAGAAATGCAAAAGTTAAATACGGCGATATACTAGACTTTAATAAAAATCCTATAGATCAACACTCAATCAGTAAGAAAAGTGATATTGCAAAAGATATGGCTGTATGGTCTATACCTGTTAGTCAAGTAGATGAAGAACAACATAAAATAATGTGTGGTTTTGTACAGACTATTGTTGACAAATTAAAAGTAAAAGAAATGTACTTTGCAGGACCTGACTTTCATATATCAGGTAATAAATTAATTGCAATAGATTTTAACACACGTATAGGTCAGTTTATTAATATATTAGATAAGTTACCTGGCAACAATATATTCAATAATATAGGTAACGAAAAAGAACCAGAGATTACAAATCATTTACTTTGGGGTTGTACACAATTAAAACCTGGCATAGTAAAAGATATAAAAAATATAGAAGTAGTTGAAAAGTATTTAAATTATTTAAATGATAAGATTAAAATAGGTATGAAGATACCTGAATTTCAAAATCTACAAAATAAGAAGTTTAGTGTTAATTTAAATATTACTGGAAGAGATCAGCAAGAGCTGTTTGACAACTATAAGGATGCCAACCAGCTCTTACATAATTGTATTATTTACTAAAGTTAGCAACAGCTTCTTCAAACATATCTATTGTTTGATTAGTACCATTCCCAACATAAGTAACAGAGCCTTTGAATTTACTATTCCACTCGGTAGTAGTAGAGAGGTTTGTTACCGTAGAACGTAATTCGTTTGTTAAGGCGTAGTTAGCATTAATGGTGATGATTGCGTCAACAAATCTAAAACCTAATTGACCTTTTTCTGAAAAGGCAATACATTTAGATCCATCTTCCTCTAATGCGGCTTGACGTGAAGTAATCGTAAAGACCGTATCGGCATCCTTGCCAACATAACCTTTAGTAGTACTTCCGCTGCCAGAATAAGGTACAACTACAAAATTTACATTATATTTTGCACCTAAATTTTTTAAGAATTTTGCAACTGGTTCTGATCCCCATGTCGCAATCTTAACCGTTTGTCCACTCATATCTTCAAGTGAATTGTATGCTCTACTACACATAAGAGTTTCATATGTCATTAAAGCAACAATATTATCTTTAGATACTTTCGGACTTTTTAAACTATCGTCACCTGGCCATTCACTAGACCATATCGTTAAGATAGGTTCTGTGCCACCTTCAGCACCTTCTATATAAGTGTATGCAGTAACTGGATTGTCTGCCTGAACAAAGTTATGGTCAGTTGAATCACCTATTGTAGAAAGAATTTGTCTGAAGACACCTTCTTGTGAACCAGGGTTGATAATTTGCACTTGTGCGTATGCCATCGTACTGAATAACATACTCATTAATATTAACATTATTTTTTTCATTTTATCTCCTATAAGATTATTAATGTTCTAATTAAATTTTCATAAAATAGATCGCTTAGAAAGTATCCGTAAATTATAGGACTTGTGTCCCAGCGTCTAATTAAGAAACCGATTATAGACAAAACAAATATACAGATAATCATCCATTCGTGTATGGCGAATATTGAAATACTTGCAATGCTAATTATTGAGAGAAGTAAGATATTTGCAATGTTTCTATATGTCTTATAGTAATATGCAATCTTACCTAACAGATTAAAACCGTACCAGCTTAACCATAAACAGAATACGGTCACAAAAGGAATAATATAGATTATATCTTTTAAGTGATTGACCGTGTTGTCTGCGTTGAATACGAATCCATCTTCTAACATAATATAATAAATCAAAACTTCACTTCCCGTTATGGGTATCGCTAGTATAAGCAAAGGCAATAGTGATGATAAGGCGCCACTATTATTTGCTGCCTCTGCGGCTGCTATGCTTTTAAGTACAGGTTTTTTGAAAAACCTTTTAACAATATTTGCACTTGCATAACTGCCAAGAATATTTGTTACACCAGGTATGAGACCACACCAGAACCCTACAAAACTCCCTATGAGTGTAGGTGTTGTAGTATCTTTACCTATTGTAAAATTATTTATACGTTTAGGTACTTCAACTTTAAAACTATTTAATTTTGTTAGTTCAGGCACGATATATAAACCTATCATAACACTTGCAAAGGGTATGCCTATAGCAAGATATGAATTACCAAACGTTAGAAAACTATCAAACGTTATAGGGTCTATACCTACTTTTGCAATCATACCACCAAACAAGAACAATAGTATTGTAAACAATTTATTTTGTTTTGTCAATAGTGTAATCATTACAATTGCAGCTGCAACTATGATTGTCTGTAATACACTATTATAAAATCTAAAGACTTCTATAATTGTAGGCAATACTAATATAAATGCTGTAGTAGCAAATATAACTCCTATAGTACTACTAACAGCGTTAGAAGCAACTGCTAAATTACCGAAACCTTTTAAGAATAATCTATGACCATTTCTTGCAGTACTGATTGCTGTTGCGTCACCAGGTATACCATACAGAATAGCAGTTACACTATTTGTATAATTTGTTGCAATCAATACCGTGATGTAATACATCATAACATTGACAGGTTCTATGTGCGTTAAGAAAGGATATAAAGTTGCAGTTGCAACAAAAGGTCCTGCACCTGGTATTACACCAAAGATAACACCACTTAAAGTGCCTATAACAGCCCAAAATATTGTATCAAACATTAAAAGTATTTTCTAAAGCCTAGATTAAAAGTTCTATCGTATTGATTATAACCATCTGGTCTTTCGTAAGACTTATCAAAGACGTTGTTTATACTCCAAAAGAAAGTAGTATTGTCAACATCAATGTTGTAACCTATATCAAATGTTTCAACAGCAGGCATATCTTTTCTTGCATATGTTGAAGCGTCTATGTCTTTATGTTTACCAAAGTAATTAAAATCAACATAGAAGTTATCATAATATATCGTTGATGTATTTTGCCAGTTAGGTCTTCTTAACATGTCTTTATCATCACCATCTTTAGATACGGTATAAGATAGACTATTATTTAATTGTATCTTGCCATATGTAAATGTATTATTCAATTCTAAACCATGTTGATTACTTTGTTTCGTATCGTTAACGTATGTGTTTGTATCATACTTTAAAAGATTATCTATTTCTGATTCAAAGTAAACAATACTATGACCGTCTGTTTTGTATCCTATTTCCCATGTTTTAGATTTTTCAGGTATAAGATTTTTATTACCTAAAAACCCATAGTTGTTTTTACCATACATCTCATAGACCGTAGGTGCTTTATAACCTGTAGAGTAACTTAAATGTACACCATTATTTTCTACAGCGATTCTATGTGTGTATTGATCGTCAAATGTATTAGGTGTATCTAATCTGACACCACCATGTACAAAGACACCACTATCAAGTTGTTTATCTAAATTAATATAGTAACCATGATTGTGTCTTTCTTTATCTACGTTTGAGTCATAACCTGCAATGTTAGTATCAAAATCTATCTCTTGTAGATTATGTTCAAATCCTGTAGTTAAATCTAAACTATCTTTTAAATGAAAGGTATGACCTGCAATAAAAGTTTCTTGGTCTGAATTGTAAATATCTTTTGTACCCTTGTCGTCATATGTTCTTTTGTGTTTAGATTTTTGAAAAGAAAACTCGGTATCTTTACTTTGTAAAGAAATGTATTGATTGTTAAATTGCCATTTAGATGTATAATCAGTATAGTCTGTAGATTTATCTAAATCAGATTTGTTTACCGTCTGTATAATATTTGATTTTAACATCCACTTACCTAAAAACTTTTCTACTTGAAAGATATAATTTCTATCAGCAATACCATCTTTTTCTGTGCCATCTACTACAGATATACCATCAGCAGTTTCATTCTCAACTCTAAAGTCTATGATAAAACCCTTTGAGTAATCTGCTTTACCAAGTTTTATTATTTGTGTTTTCTGACCAAAACTACCACCAGATAACTCAATATAATTTAAACCATTTGCCTGTGTAACCATGTTGATAACGCCACCTATTGCATTAGGTCCATAGATACTACCCATAGGTCCTTTGATTACTTCAACTCTATCTACACCAAGAAAACTATGAGCAAATAAGTCTTCAGTACCATTCGGTGTTGAGTGATCTTGTATAGCAATACCATTAAGTGTAATAAGAGTATGGTTTGAATTTGTACCTCTCATAAATGTAGAAGTTAACTGACCATCAGGACCAGATTGTACAACGTTTAAAGAAGATACTTTTTGTAGTTCGTCTTTGTCTGCTGATACAACTTCATATGAATATGTTTTATGAGTTAGATCGCTTGAGTTTCTAATAAATGATTTGCAGATATAGATAATCATAGTGCCATCTTCATCAAATTGTGGCCTATCACCTCTACAATCATCTGCTTTAGCGCTTGTAAAACTAATTAGTAATACAAATAATGTGAGTAATATTTTATACATAATTTTCCTATCATAACACATATCAAGGTAGATACCAAAAGATTAAAATCAAAGGGTACTGCTTGTATGTAAGTTTGTAATAAATTGCCACCGTATGAGTACCATACAGCGAAGTTAACAACAACGTGCCAAATCAAAACGCCTAAAAACGTTGCTGTTATACTATTACTTATATGTCTGCCTAGTAAGACAAAAATTGCCATACAACCATAGACAGGTATCATTAGGCCATGAAAACCTAAAAATACATCTTTAAATAACATTAAAGATAATGGTATGCCATATTGTATTCTTTGATTACTTGTAATACTAGGTAGTAATATTGCAATAGCAAATAAAGGCGTTATATTCATAATAATTTTTTATACTTTTCTGTTTGTTTGCCAGTTATCTTGGCAATAGTTCTAGGCCATGGTCCTGTGTTTGCAGTACTATGAGGAATATTTGCCCAATCAAACCATACTACATCACCTGCTTTCCATGGTGGTACATATGTATTCCCGAATTGAATAATATGTCCTGGTTTCCAATCTTCTAACATAACAAAAACTCTACCCCATTCAGGATCAGTTGCTCTGCTTGATGATTGATCTTTTCTTTCTTTTCTTAAACCTGTTAAACTATCAATATGTAAATGTAACATCATACCAGTAGTTTGAGTTTGTATATTAACTTGTGCGTCTTCTAAACCTAACTTATCTGCTAAACCACATAATATAGGACACTCTTTCTTTGTTGCAGTCCACATTCTATAGATTACAAAATCTTTAGGTATGCCCCAATCTTCTACTAGTTTATTTTCATACTCGTAATCAAAATGATCGCCACCTGGTTTTACAGGACTAGGCCAATAGAAATCATATTGTTGCTTGTTTGCATATTCTAATTCCTTTGACCAGTCCTCGTAAATGTTTGTAACCGTTTTAAAGTATTTACCATGATCGCTTTCTCTAAAAGGATTGAAATCATAATTACTTTGTTTAACGGTTATATCCCACCTGTTCATGCCATGCTCCAAAATGCTTTGTTATTTGTAAATAGTGTGCCTTCGTAGTATTTAATTTTTACTCTCTCAAACCAAAACTTTAAATCTACTACTAAAGTTATTCTATCGTTTTTATTTTTCAATGATTTAGCAGTTCCGTGCATGTAATTCGCACTATAAATTATAGGCGTATCATTTGTATGTTCTACCCTTTCTACTATTTGGTCAAATTGATCTATCATTAAGATAGGTGTTTTAGACCAATCGTTATCAGGTTCATCACATATAACAGGAAATTGTAATTTAGTAAAGTTCTCAAAGTCCCAATGATTAGGTATACCACCAGGGTGTACTCTACTAAAATATATTCTTTTCTCATCTACATCAACATTAATATTGTTTATTAGATGTTTGTAAAATTCATGGTTACGATCAAACGTATTGTTCTCATCTATAGGCCAGTATTGTGGTAACTTATCTTGTCTATGTACCCACTTTGTTTGATCTATAGTATTATAAAAATCTACTATCATCTCTTTATCAAACTTTAGTGTCTTGGCTTCTACAGAATAAAAATCAGTCATTTGATACTCCTATGTTTTCTGTATTCTTACTTAACCATGTACCGTTCTTTGCTCTCTCGTACATTTCTGTAGGATGTGTGTGTATGTTTACAGAAAACACTACACGTTCCTCTTCATCATCTATAGGTGTAGGTACAGCATGTAAAACTCTGCTATCAAAAAATACAGGCGTACCATTATCATGTATCTTACTTTTCTCAAAGTTAAATCTTTCTATTTCTGTATAGTTTTCTGTTGCAAATATTTGAGGCGTTAGATGAAACTTACCTTTTACAGGAAACAATACAGCACCCCAACGTCTATGGTCATAATGTAAATTGATACCACCTGGTGGTAATTTAGAAAAGAAACACCAAGGTTTCTTTTTCTCAACTCCTCTTTCACTACTACCTACAAAATCTAACGTGCTATTTTCTACAATATCTTTCCACATATTCTCGTATGGTATATTTCTACACTCATTAACAGTCCACGTTACACCAGTTACACTTGTACCATCAACCCAATCACTAGGTTTTAAACTTTCAAGCACGTCAACTAACCATTGTTGATTGTAATAAATGTTATGACATTTGACAAAGAAGTTACCTTGTTCAAACATGACTCATCTCCGTAAATATTCTGTACATAGGTGGTCTGTATAAATTACAATGGTCATAATCAACTTTGTTTATTTTTAAACCTACATGTCCTGCAAGTGTATTTACAGCATGTTCAGTCCAGTTAAAGTACCATGTGTACTTCCAGTTTCTATCGTAGAAATAAAACGCACTATTTTTTTGTGCGTGTTCTAAATCGCCATGTATCCAAGTGTGACCATGTGGGTGATCTGGTTGAAATACTTTATAGTAATTATGAACATGTGACCATAATAGTAAACCACTAGGTGCTAAACATTTCTTTAACGTCATAAAGTTTCTATATTGTTCATCATACGTATACCAGTTTTGAGGACCAAAACATATAATTACATCCCATTTTATATCATCAGCAGGTTTAAAATCTGCTTGACTACACAATATATCTGCTTCTTTTCTGTAAGGGTCAACACCTGTAACATTGTTTAAGTGTTTCTTATATTCGTTTACACCACAACCCATATCTAATATTGTTAGATTAGGTCTTTCTTTTTGCATTGCTTGTAATCTTTTAACAAGAGCGTCACCTCTTATATTCCATTTGTTCGTAATAGGTTTATCGTTTACATCTTTTATTTCACCTACGACACCTGTTGTACTTGTACCATTTTCTGCTACAAAGTAATTGTGTTGATATTGTTTGTCTATTTCTTTTACGAAATCACCCATTGTTTTATCATGCCAATCCATAATACCACCAAGACGTATGGGATATTCTTTATCTCTTACTTTCATTGAAAATTCTTTTTGACAAGTAAGAATAAAGTCCATTGTAAAAGGTAATTGATTGATAGGGCTATCTACTGATATGTTCCAGTAAAATAATTCTTCTACTTTATTCCAGATTAATTTGTTTATCATATTTTTCTCCAAGACTCACTAAATCTACCTCTAACGTGTATATCTCTGAGCCATTCCATCTTATCGTCAATAGGTCTGAAATCATTTTTGTTGCGATCAATAATCTCATCATATTCAGGATACATTTCTTTGAATACATCAAATATATTATTCTCGGTATAGAATAAGTGAGAATAAGCTGTATCTGTATAATAATTTATATCTTTATTAAGTATCTTATATCCAATGTCTTTGTAGTCATTAAGTGCTTTAAAATAATGTTCTCTAACATCTAGTTTGTGTTTCATAAATGTTTTGTTCTTAAATAATTTAGAATATATGTCCATAAATAATTCACTTCTATTACCATTAATTTCATAATAACAATCAGCATGATACTTTGCAAGACCATACCAGTACATTGGTATTAAGAAACTTCTACTATAAAAGAAACCTTCAAAGACTTGATCTCTTGTCATCTTATCTGTTGCAACAGCGATCTCATCTATTACATCATTGTTATATGGCTTTGCTGTACCTTTTATATTCTGCCATATCATTTCAGGAAAACCTGTATTAAATTCTGTATTACTTAATCTACTTAAAGTATTAATCTGTATCATATCAAAAGGTGCAGGCATGTCAACTATTTCGTGTAGTCCATATTTAAATGTTTCTATTGTATCGCCTGGTAGAGGAAATATTAATTCTGTATAAGAAGAAACGCCTTTGTCTTTTAAATCTTTTATTATAGGTTTGAAACTCTTAATATCAAACGCATTTTTTCTTTTTACATTTTTTAACGTTTCAGGATTTGTAGATTGTAAACTAAAACCAAAAGTGTCATCTACACTTGCGTCTTGTAATTTTTTTGCAAGTTTCATTATCTTGTCACCGTGTGTCTTTGCCCACGTAGGCATAAATCTACCATTAAAGTTACCTGCTTTCTTTTGTTCTACAACAAAATCTACAAGTTTCTCATCTCTAGGAAATATACCAAAGTTACTATCTGCAACATCAATAGCACTTACGTTTCTATCACACATCCACTTTAATTCTTTTATACATTTTTCTGTTTCAAACATTTGTATCTTTGTATATTTTTTATGTCCTATATCACAGAAAGAGCAAGTGTAAGGACAACCTCTATTGCCTTCAAATATTGCTCTAACTTTTTGATTGTTGCCTTCTAGTAAACTATCAAAGAAACCATTAAGATAAGGACTAGGTATCATCTTTGGGTCAGCATATATTGCCTCAGCTGCATTATCAAAATCTTTTGTTACTACACCAGGTATATTGAAGTCATCATCTACCAGTATTCTTCTCATAGTTTCTTCACCATAATATGCTAAAACAGCGTCAACTTCAGGATGTTCTCTACACCATTCAGATGTATATTTTGGTTCAGGCCCGCCTACAACTATTTTACATTTAGGATACTTTTTCTTTACTTCTTTTAATACGTCATATGTTTGTTTCCAGTTCCACATATAACAACTTGCAGCTATGAAATCAGGATCAACAATATCAATCTCTTTATTCCACCACACACCTGCAAGTCTGTATTTGTCTTGCACTTCTTTAAATTGATTACAATAGGACCATATTGTACCTACTGCTTGTGGCAGATAGGCTGCGTCTGTACCTAAAGGTATTTGTAGAAAATAGAAGTTACGCATTTTTGAAATTCTTTGTGTCTGTCCATATAGTCTTCTTGTCAATCTTATCAAACAACTTATCAACCCACTCAAATAAATCCATCATCAATACCCAACGAGGTCCTGTATCAGTTAATTGTCTAGGCACAGCATGTAACATACGTGTGTTAAATATAACAGGACTATCAACTACAAATGACTCTACTGGATGATTGAATTGATCGTAGAAGTATTGAGGTGTATTTTCAAAATCACCTTTCAAAGGTATGCCTAGATTACCCCACTTGTTGTGGTCAATATGATTTACTAACCCACCAGGTTTCACATTACTAATAAAGAAAGATGGTCTTTTAAATTCTGCATTAAGACCTTCATATAATTCATTTAGTATAGGAAATTGTTTAGGACTTAAAGGCAGTTCTTCAACATTCCAAAGTAAACCATTTTGATCGTACCCTTGTCTCCATGTTGCTCTTTCAGCATATTCAATTATCTCATTAAAAACGTTAGTGTCGTATTGTAATTTAAATTTTTTATGATACCACATTATGCAAACCTATATTGTTCTATTAGTGTTTTAAAACATTCCTCATCAAACTTCAAACAGAATACACACATAATTATATCTTCAGCAGTACTGAATACAGAATGTCTTTTGTTTGCGTTGAAATAATACAAGGTGCCATCTTCTACATCTCGTACCGTATCTTCATATATAAACTTTAAATCTTTTTTATTACAATTATTAATAAACGCAATCAATCTTATTTCTTCGTAACCAAATTCTATTTTGTTTATATCATAATGTTCAGGAAAATATCCACCTGTGTTTAGTTTTAGAAAGTGACATCTACCTAACCATGGTTTCCATGGTGCAATAAGTTTTTGTATTTCTTCAGATTGTTTGTATACCTCGGTGTATTCTTTTATATGATGATTTGTAATACTTGTGCCATGTATCTTATTGTATTGTAGTAAACTATCTAAATCAGGCACGCCACTTAACTTGCCATCTAAACTTGTTATACTCAAACCCCACCTGTTGTTTGGGTTTCTTAAATTGTAAGGTTTCCAATGATGTTTAAATCCTTCAATGTCTTCCATTATCTGTCTAGTGTTGATCTTTTGTTTCATTTGTAACCAATCACCCATAAAAGAAAGTCTTTGAAGTGCCTTGTTTGTTCTATCTACACTACTCATACAAATTTTATCCTTTTATTTTTTTCATTTTGTTCCCAGTTTACTAAAGTACCATCTAGTAATCTTTTCTCTATATCTTCATAACTATTATGTCGCCAAGCACAAGTTATAATAATTCTATTCTTTTCTGTTTTGTTTTCAACACCATGTATTTCAGGACCTTTAAATATCCAAGGTGCAAATTCATTTGTTATATCATTTTTTTCGTATGTCATTCTATACTTTTCTGTACTTCTATCAAAACTATCATAGAAGACTTGAGGACTTGTATCACTAAACTCACCTCTAATTGCAAAGTTTAAAGCAGTAGGTCTGTTTCTATCTTGGTGTGGTGGTGCACCACCTATTGCTGTTTGTGTGTACAATACGGTATCAAAAGATATTGCAGGCGTAAAAAGTTTTATCAACTCATAATGAAACTCACTAAAAGGATAATTTTTACATTCCCGTCTAGCGTTAAATGCCTCTTGTACGGTCCATCTTATGTGACCACAATCAAACAGATACCAATTGTTCTCGCTTATATTCTCTAAATGATTTAATAGATATTCTCTATCATACCAAAGAGATTTAAGTTCCCGACAATACGGTGCTGATCTTGTTTCTTCCAAGGACGTCAACCTTATCTCTGGCGTCATCATTAAACCTTTCATAATTTGTTTGTATAATTTCTAAATACTTTATCATTGTATCAGCGTCTGATACTTGAAAACACGTCATAGGATTGTGTGTAAAGTCTTCATACTTACAATGTTTCATAATTAGATTGTCTATAATCATAGCGTATCTATGACTACAATTTCCTAATCCCTCTTTACTCATACTCTCTAACATACCTATAGATGTAGCCCAATCACCATTAGGGTCAGGTAAGTTTTTTAAGTATGATAAATTTTCTGATTTGTGATATGCGTTTTGTACGTAACAATTATCAACACTTGTAAAATATACTTCATCAATACCTAGTTCTCTTATCTTGCTGTAATAGAAGTCGTATGCTTTTAAATGTGTGGCTGCATACTCAACAAGAAATACGCCAGGCAATCCTATTAGTAATATTTTTTTATCTTTAAATAATTCGTGTGTAGAATACCAGTTTGTGGCTGCACTATCTTTGTGCATAGTTTTTACGTCTGGTATTATATCGCCAACTCTTATCATAACATAATCTCCTTTGATTTCAAAAAACATCTCTTGGCTTTTCTTCCCCACCAGAATAAATGCTTTGAGTGGTCTACTATATCTTTATATTTATAAACGGCTACAGATACGATATTGTTAACAGCGACTAATGGTTTGTTATCATAGAACCAACTATACCAGTTTTTGTTAAATTGTTTTTCTGTATCATCTCTTTCGTATGTGTCAATAATGTGCTTGTTAAACTGGCACGCTTCTGATACATCAACATTATATTCTTTCTTACATATGTCTATAATTTCTTTATGTACCTTGTCTATGTTTCTATATAAAAATGAAGCTGTTGCACCATTATCTTGTATATGAAAATCATCACCACCTTCTATAGTTCTTCCCCATGTCTTATCTTCAAACAAACTTTCTTTTAAACTATTTGTGTGATTTATATATTCTTCATTTAGTATACCATCGCCATCTCTACTATACTTAAATAGTTTTTTATAAAAATCAATAAATGATATATTATGTTCTCGGTTTAAATATGTGGCTGCAACTTGACTAACGCCATGATAGTGATGAGGTATCACAAGACCTTTAGCAAAAAAATACATGTCTATATAATCTTGTTTACTATAACTTTTACTTTCATATGCAACATAATCAATCTCACCATTACTATCTTTAGGATAAGTATTACCACCTGCAGGTGCAGCTGTCTTTGTATATTTGTATCCGTATTTGTTTTTATATTCAGGTTCAGAAAAAGGAGTATTAGGCACAATACTCAAAGGGTGTACCGTCAACGCATGGTCACTTCCTAATTCTAGTATCTTACCTATTCCTTCTATCCATGTTTCTAATGTTTCTTCAGGTAGACCTACAATCAGTTCACAATAATTATCAACGCCTGCCTTGTTATAGTCGCCTACAATTTGTTCTAATTTTTCATTTGCAAGATTAATTCTTTTGATTGCTTTTAGTGTTTTAGGATTCATACTTTGTAAAGCAATTGTAACACCACGTCTTATCTTTGCTTCTTTGTTAAGTATTTCACCTAACTCTACAATACGTTTTGGTTGTTGTTTTGCTGTACTATAATCTATCTGTCTAGGATAACCAGTTTCATTTCTACGTTTAGCGATGTGTCTTATAAAGTCAACATCTCTATTAAACATACCTACATTACTATCGCCAAAGTATAAGAAGTCAATTTTATTTTTTACAATCCAATCTATCTCACCTATTACTCTATCATAATCAAACATAGCAATCTTATTATAATATAAATCTTGTTGATCGCAGAAAGAACAACTATATGGACAACCTCTATTTGTTTCTATGATAGCACTATATTGTTTACCAGGTTTCATAAGACTATCCATCAACCCACTTAAATAAGGACTAGGTATATCGTTTAACTCTCTATCTGGTTTAGGTGGCGTATAAGATTCTTTTGTCATTACGCCTGGGTATGTATAGTTACCTTTTAGTATTTCAGCAAATGCTCTTTCACCTGCATATGTAACTATAATATCGCATAGATCAGGATTGTCTTCTAACCAACTTTGTTTGAATGGCACTTGTGGTCCACCCATTACTATTTTACAATTAGGATATTTCTTTTTGACTGCTCGTGCTAACTGACAAGTTATGTCCCAGTTCCACACGTATGTTGATAGTGCTAAAATGTCAGGATTGTCAATCTTCTTTAGATAGTCCTCTACGGATTCTCTCTCAAAGAAGATGTCGCCTAGTTCCCAATCTGTTACCTGTGTCTTACAATATTCCCAAATATATGCAACACTTAATGGTAAGAATATTGCGTCAGCAATTAGATTGTTTATTTGTGTAAAATATACCTTTTTCAAGTTTCATTTCCTTAATCTCTCTACTCTACACTATTGTTATTTATACATAAATATGTTATAATTAGTTATGAAAAACGTAAATATAGTATGCACTAGTAAGCCTGGCGATGGCCTATTACATTATAGTTATGAACATTGTTGTTTTCTCAATGATCTAGGTATAAACACTAAACTCATAATCGTCAAAAACAAAAAACATACAGATCAGGATTACATTGACGCAATAAATGAGTGTTATACTAAATTTGAGAATGTAATATTTGATGACTATATGCCAAAGTCAGATGATATAACTTTGATTATGGGTAGAAGTATGTTGACACTTGCATACCTAGATTATAATAGTTATACCGAAGAACAAAAACTAACATTACATAGTTTGTTTGGTGGTAAACTCATTTCTGTTTATTCAGAAAATCACGTCAAAGAATATCCTATTGCGTTAAATCATTTTAATTTTACACCAGAAAAAGTTGTTGATCTATGCGACCACGAAGTTTACGTAAATGGTGTAGGCAAACAATTTGAAAAGATAATAAATTTTAGTATATATAAACCAGTAGTTGATGATATAAAAGTTAAGCATTTGTTTTTAGGAACGAATAGAACATACTATAGAGAAGTTGAAAGACACATAAAAGATTATCCAGATCATGGTATTTTAGCATATAAAGACAAGTATATAAATGAAAAACGTAATCACTTATTTGTACCTGTTAAAAATTTACTAGGAATATTTGACACATATGTTTACACTAAACCTAATTTTGATCCTGCACCTAGAATAATACAAGAATGTAAATGGTTAGGTAAAAAATTTATATACGCAAGAAGTAAAGATTTAAAAGATGGCGGTCCTGTTTATGTAGATAGACCTGCAAAATGTCTAACTGAACAAAAAGATAAAATAGAAAATTTACTAAAATGGATAGAGAAACTATAAGCGATACAAGTCCTATTTCTTTCTTTAGGCGTCCTAGAAATGGTATTAACGTTGATATTAGTTTTAGATGTCCTTTAGAATGTATGAGATGTCAAAGACAAACTAACTTTACATTTCATGGTAGAAAAGTATATGGTAAAGACGCAACAATGGACGAAGTGAAAAAACTAGCAGCTCACTTTACACAATTAAATTTTTGTGGTCAGTTATCTGATCCTGTACATCATCCTAAATTCCCAGAGATATTAGAGTATTTGTATAAGAATGGTAATGAGGCTTCAATACATAATGCGTCATCAGCTAAATCAGAAAAATTTTATATAAAATGTTTTGAGGCACATCCTGACGCAAAATGGATATTTGGTATAGATGGTATGCCAGAAGAAAGTAGTATGTATAGAGTTAACCAAGATGGTGAAAAACTATTTAAAATAATGTTAAAGTCAAAAGAGTATCTAACAAAATCACCATCATGGCAATATATCGTCTTTAGTTATAATGAACACAATATACAAAAGGCAAAAGACCTTGCAAAAAAACATGGTCTTATGATGATTATGTTACACTCGTCAAGGTGGATGGCTGAAAGTGATCCATTAAGACCTAAATCAACAGAATACAATTTACAATTTCAAGGTTATACTAGAGATGAGTAAGTATAAGGGCAAATTTGTTGCTCAATGTATGAATGGTAAAATGCAATTGGCTATGAACAATAGAGGTGTGTTAATGCCTTGTTGTTGGTGTGACCATGAGCATACGTTAAGTACGCCTTTGTTTAAGAAGATGGAAAAAGTTAGTAAAGTAGCAGAAGCAGATAGTATAGAAGATATATTATTTTCAGATGAATGGTTAGATTTTGAAAAGATAATGAGAGAAGGTGAGGCAGGCGATACAAGTAGAGTGCCTGAAAATTGTATGTATCATTGTAGTGGTAGAGGTGAAGATGAGGAAAAAGTTAAGATAGAACATCATATAGATGAAGTAGGCGAATCAATTAATAAACATAAAGCATGAAGAAATATTTAATAGTAAGTGGTTGTAGTTGGGGTGATCCTAACTTTATTTCAGCAGAACATCCTGATATGGATACGTCTTGGAAAATGTGGCCTGAAATATTAGCAGAGAAGTTAGATATGCAACTTATAAATCTTTGTAAATCAGGACAAGGACAAGAATATATCTATAGTTCATTGGTTGATAGATTACAAACTACACCTATTAATCAAATAGGATTAATGATAGCTGCATGGTCAACAGCACCTAGACGTGATTATCAAATGTCAGGATTTCAAACAAGAAAACAATTGTGGACTGCCGATCAATTTGATTGGCGTGGTTGTATTGAATATTGGATAGATAGAAGTATGAGATATTATTACTCGTTTCAATCTGTTATGGAATTACACCGAATACCTTACAAACAAATACAAATGGTTCACTTGTACACAGGTTATATGTGGGAACAATTAAGAAAAAGATCAAATAATCCTACACATAAAGATAATGAAGACAATTTAGAAGGTGATGACTATGTATTTAAACAAGAGTATAAAAAAATGTGCGAAGAACAAATATTAAGTAATCCTTATTATAATAAAATAAATAAAAACTTTATAGATTTTTATAGAGTTGCTAAACCATCAGAAATTTATGGTGCTAAGTCTATAGAAAGAATATCGGAAAGAGATAAACACCCAAGTGAAAAAGGGCAACAACAAATAGCGAGGTTAATATATGACGGGTTGGGATAGAGAATATCTAGCAAATAAAAATGAATACTTGAAACTTTTTGATAACGTTATGCAAAAAGAAAATGAAAGAAATGTAGAATTTTTAGAAAAACGTATTGCAAAAACTATCGGTAGAAAATTTGCAGTTGCAGTAAATAGTGGTACAGACGCCTTACACTTTTCACTTATCATAAACAATATAGGACCTGGTGATGAGGTATTAGTTACAAACTTCTCTTGGATATCTTCAGCGTCTGTTGTATCAATGGTAGGTGCAACACCTGTATTCTGTGATGTAGATTTAGAAACAAATCATATATCAGTTGATAGTATGAAACGTATGTATTCAGATAAAGTAAAAGCAATTATATATCCACACTTGTTTGGTAATATATCTGACATGCAATATATTCAAAAGTTTTGTGAAGAAAAAAATATAAAACTTATAGAGGATGCTTGTCAATCGTTTGGTGCAAATAGAGATGGTCAATACGCAGGTACGTATGGTGATGTTTCAACATTAAGTTTTAACGCAAACAAACCAGTTGCAGGATTAGCTGGGGGTGGTGCGTTTCTTACAGATAACAAAGAAGAAGCGAATTTAGTTAGAAAGTTAAGAAGACACGGCAATAATGAAGTATTAGGTTATAACTCTAAAATGTTAGCAATCAATGCTGAATTTATAAACTTTAGAATGGATAAAATGCACGAATGGCAAGATATGAGATTTAGAATTGCAAAAAGATATACTAACAATCTAAAAAACTTACCTGTTATTATACCACATGTTGATGAAATTGTAAATCATTGTTATCACAAATATGTAATAAGATTAGAAAACAAAGAAACTAGGGACAAACTACAAAAAAGACTTAACGCTAATGTACACTATCCTAATCCTATATCAGAAAACCCTATGTATAAATCTATTCTAAATAGGAAAGATAACTGCTTGAATAGTCAGTTAATATGTGATACAATATTAACATTACCTATTCATCCATATTTAACAAATGATGAAATTGATAAAACTTGTACAAGTATAATGATGACGGTATGAAAATAATAATTAGTCCTGACATAACCACATTTTGTTACATTGATGAACATGATAATATGGTTGATATAACAGATCAGATACCATACAGATTAAGAGAATTTGTAAAACGAATGAAGTTTATCTTTGACGATAAAATAATCATAGACAGGTCTTATACAGAAAAAGAAAATGAAGATGTTTACGAGTACCTTATAGAAAAGGCCTACGAAACAAAAGATTATTGTTTTAAAAAAACTAAATTTAAACCTAAGCCTAAAGAAAAAATGTTAATAGCATTTAACAAATTGTTCTTTAACAAATATGACAATAGATGATTAATTTAAAAGAAATACAACAAAATTATTTAGCGATAGATTTTTTTATGTCTATGTCTTGTAATAAAGATTGTCATTATTGTACATCATATACTTTAGAGATGAGAAACTTAACGGTTGACCTTGACTTTTTAAAACGAGTATTACATTATTTAAGACACTACAAAATACGTGTTTGTTTACTAGGTGGTGAACCAGGTCTAATAAAAAATTTAGATGATGTCATTGCTGAAGTAAAAAAGAATCCTAATCACGTGCCTTCAGTACTATCAAACTCTTTTGTACGTAAAAGATATCCACATATACTAAAAGATCCTGATATACTTTATGTTGAACATAACATATTAGATTTTTATGAAGACGGTATTAAAAAACTAGGTAATTTAGATAAGTTACCACCTTATGGTTTTATACAACCAAATGAATACAACAATTATAATCTATGTGTAAAAACACCTAACTTTTTTAAATACAAAGATAAGTTTCCTGAAGAACTGAAACAATTAGAACACAAGAATACAATGTGGAAATCATTTAATGGTAGAACACCTAATAAAGATGATGTATTGGCAGTACATAAACAGGCTGCAGAAATAGATAGGAAGATGTGTGCTGCTTTTCCTATGGTTCCTGTTATTGATTTTGAGAAAAGGCATATAGTACATTGTAGTAAAAAGTTTGCTAACAATCCTATTGTTTCAAGGAACTTTGAGATCACACAAGAAAATATAGACAAGATGATGAATTTTAGATTATTTAAATATGAGAACTATTGTAAAACATGTATGGAATGGGTTGAACCTAAAGGTCATTTTCCATTATCAAAATATGAGGCCATACTAAATGAATAAAATATATGCAGTTGCTTTAAATCTACACGATCATAATACATATGATGGTGAACACCACAATCAAAGAGAAAGACACACACGATTTAAACATAATCTGCCATACAAAGCAGAGGCATATGCTCATCAATCAGATATTCTAAACGTAAGTGATTATAGATTAAATGATGAGTTTACAAGCAAATATTTTCACAAAGCACCTGGAGAAGTTTTAGCATTTACATATACGTTTGGTGGTATTAGAAAATCAAAAGAAGAATTACTAGACACAATACTAAAAGGCCATGATGAAATATTTAATTACGATCCTAAGAAACTATGGGACCATTATTACAAGAATGGTATATACTTTATAGATCATCATCAATCACATGCTGCTTATGCGTTTCTTAATTCAGGTTATGAAGAATCTGATATACTTGCGATAGATGGTATAGGTTCTAAATTTAGATGTGTATTTTTTGATAAAGAACAAAACTTAATTGACCTATCAGACAAACTACCTATAGGATGGTTGTGGAATCATATGTCAGGTCTTACAGGTTTTGGCACGCTAGGTGCAAGTAAACTTATGGGTAAAGTAGGGTATGGTAAATTTAGTAGATATTATTATAATATGTTTGAAATAATATTAGATGGTCCTATTACTGAAAGAAAACAAGATCATTTTAAAATGATTGATATAGATACACATGGTGTAGATGACCTAGCATATACATTACAAAAATTTACTTTAGATAGAATTAGAGAACATGTATATCCATTAAAGACTTGTGATAATTTATGTATTGCTGGTGGTGTTGCCTATAATGGTTACATGAATGAAGAATTTACTAAACATTATAAAAATGTATTTGTACCACCTGCTGTGGGTGACGAAGGGCAAGCTATTGGTACATATCAACACGCTGATTTTGTTATAAATGAAAATGTACATATATCTAAACTATATGCTGGTAAAGAATATGATTACGTAGGAAAAGAAAAGGTAAACTATAAAGAAGTTGCACAAGCGATTGCTGATGGTAAAATAGTAGGTTGGTTTCAAGGTAAATCAGAAAGTGGTAATCGTGCATTAGGTAATAGATCAATACTTGCAGACCCACGTAATCCTGATATAAAAGAAATTATTAATAGTACAATAAAATTGAGAGAAGACTTTAGACCTTTTGCACCTGTGGTATTAGAAGAACATTATAAAGATTATTTTGATACAAGAGGAGGTCCTAGTCCTTACATGTCTAGGATATGTAACGTGAAAACTAAACTAGTACCTGGCGTTACACACGTTGACAATACGGCTAGAATACAGACTATAAATAGGAATGATAATGAAAAGTTTTATGATATAGTGAACGAGTTTTATAAGATAACAGGCATACCTATGTTACTCAATACGAGTTTCAATTGCCAAGAGCCAATCGTAGAAGCACCTCATCACGCATTAAGAACTTTTAGAAGAACTGCTTTAGATTTGCTCGTAATAAATGATTGGATTATAAGAAAATGATAGAAAGAGAAGATTTAAAATATCTGAAAAATATTGTTGACTTACAAAATAAAAATGTAAACTATAGAACACTTGACGATATTGTTTATTGTATAAAAGAGGACGATCAGTTTGGTTTTATGCACAATATTTTAAGTGCTACAAATGATAAACTAGATTATAGATTACTTGACAATGTATTGACGGTTATGAAAAAAGAACCAGAGGTTGAGAATATTCTTATGGATTCATTTAGTACACCACAAGTAAATGCTAAAATGAATATTATAAATCACGTAGATAAACTAGGTTTAATAAATGAACAATCTGAAATAGTTATATTTGCAGGTTGGTTTGGTAGTATTTTTGTACCAGCGCTAGCGCCAAAGGTTAAAAAGATAACTTTAATTGATATGGATGAAAGAGTTATTAATGTTGCAAAGAATAGATTATTTATGGACTATGAAAACGTAGAGTTTATAGTAGGTGATATATTTGAAACATTTAAAAAAGAATATGAAACTACTGATCTATTCATTAATACTTCTTGTGAACATATGAGACCTATGTCTGAATGGGGACCTAAAGGACCTAGATCATTATACAAAGACTCGCCATTTGGCGAACCAGTTACACGTAAAGTACCATGGTGGACTAGAATGAAAAAAGGTGCTCATTTTGCTTTTCAATCAAACGATATGTTTAATATTGATACACATATAAATTGTGTAAATGATATAGATGAGTTTGAAAGACAATTACCTGAAAATGCAAAAGTTAAAGTTAAAGATGAAATTAATGATGAAAGAGGAACAAGATTTACGTTAATAGGTGAAATATGCAAAGAGTAGTTTATAGTTTATACATTGATATACCGAAAGAAGAAATAGATATATTTGATAAAAATTTACTTAAAAAAGGTGATACACCTATCAATGTAAACACTAAAAATCAATTTAAAACACATTACGCTGATCTTTGTGCTTGCAAAGAATATTATGCTAAAGAAATAGGTGCCGACTTTAAAATGTTTGAGTATGGTCCTGATTATATTGTATATGCAAATCAACTAAAAGAAAAGTATCCTTATCTTACAACCTACAACATAATAAACTTTTACAAAATACATTTGTTATATGAATTAGGTAAAACTTATGATGAAATTTTATATTTAGATTTTGATGTAGTTCCTATAGAGAATGAAAACTTTTTTGAGCATTGGGATTTAACAAAAGGTATTGCTGTTTTAAATAATAACGATAGAACAATACCTATTGAGAGAGTCACAGATACATCACAAACTATAAGAAGTCCATCGTCAAAATATTTTAACGCTCAGGCAATGTTGTTTGAAAAAGGCTTGAGTACAAAAAATGATGTTATCAATACAGGTATAATAGGTATCAATAAAGATCATTTAAATAAGTTAGATTACTTTAATCATTTTGAAGATAATCTTACATTGATGAAACATTTAAAAATACAAACAAAAGAAGAAATAATTATTCCTGATTACGAACAATATACAAATAATAAAAAAGAAGTTGAGTTTATGACTCATAACGATAAGTATGTTACTAATATATTTCCTGATAAGGTAAGACAATATTTTGGTTGGGATAATGAAACTTTATTTTCAGTTAAGTTAAAAGAAAATAATGTACCTGTACAATGGTTAGACGATAAGTGGCATTACTTCTTATACAGCCAAGGCTTTATACCTAAAGGAACAATTCTATGCCACGCTATCAATAAAGATTTTGATCTTGTGTGGAGAAGACTTAATGCTTAAAATATGTACGGTATACTTTGATGGTTTTTATACACCTGATTACGTTGAAAGACTACATGATAGTTTACGTAAACACTCATCAATAGACTTTGAGTTTGTATGTTTAAGTGATACAGATGTCAAAGCAGATGTAGTCCTACCTTATAATCATAATAGTAATATAGTTAAACATTGGCACAAACTAAAATTCTTTAGTCCTCAATTTGCATATCAAAATCCAGGTGATGATATAATCATTATGGATATAGATCAACTCATAGTAAACAATGTTGATGAATTACTAGGTCGTCCTGTATCAGATAATGAACTATTAACATATGGTCAATGGTGGGAAAACAAACTAGGTATCAATGGTGGTTTCTATAAGTTTAAATCAGGCAGTTTAAAATATGTGTGGGATGAGTTTGCACTTAATCCTGAATATTGGCAATTACATTTCTATAACGAGGGCACCGTACATAAGAAATATTACGGCGAACAAAATTATGTCAAGTGGAAAATATTAGAACATAAAGCAAAATTATCTAAAACACCTAGTCAATGGATAGCAAAATATACAGATGACTTTGCAGAAAACTTAAAACTAAATCAAATGTACATGCAAAAATTTAATACTGATTTTATGATATTAGATAAAGAAGTCAACGAAAAACTAAAAGTTATACATTTCACAGGAGTAGGAAGAAAAATAAATGCGGATTATTTGTTGTAGATTTGGCAATAAGTTTAATCAATGGCATGTTGATAACTTAAAACATATGATAGATGAATACTCTGGTCTAAAATATGATAGTTTTGAAGTTATAGAAGACGACCTATATGGTAATTGGTTTAACAAATTTCAGATGTACGATAAGTTCCGAGATGGTGAAAACCTCTATTTTGATTTAGATATGGTAATATATGATAAGTTACCTAATCTTGTAAGAAAAGATTTTACGTTATTAGATGATACGTGGTGGAGAGAACCTGCTCATACACCTTTAAACTCATCTATAGTATCATGGACTGGTGATGTATCTTATATATGGGATAAGTTTAAAGAACAAGACTCTTTCTACGTGGATACCTACACTAGAGGTAGTGATGAATGGTACTTTAAATTCATTGACTATAAAACGTATGAAAGAGTTTGTCCTTCAATTAAAGACTATATGTATAACAAACCTCCACAATTTAGTATATGTACATTAGGTCAAATGCAACATATTATGGAAGAAGGTTGGACTGGTTGGTATTCAGACTATTTTTTAAGATAGTATTTCACAAACAGCAGACAATACATCTATTTTATTTTTAGATTGTCTTAACTTTTTCTTTAAGTCTTCTTTATCTGAATCTTTAACTTTGTCTAATTCAAATACTGCTAATTTTAAAGCAAACAAGTGATCTGCGTTTTCTTCATCATTGAATAATGCGTCAACAACTTTTGGATAAAACTTCGTATCAATCTTGGCAGAATCCATAATGATACCATCTTTTTTAGCAATTCTTAAAACTGATTCTTCAAATAGTTTTCTTTCTCTCTTAACTTTTTGATATGTGTACTCATGTAATTGATCCACAGTAATCATTGTCATAAGAGCTTTAAACGAAGGATGTTCCTCGTTGTATTCTATTATAGTTGGAATAGTTTGTGTCTTTTCTTCGTTAGTGCTTAATATCTCAATGTGTTTTCTTTCATTGTCAATAAAATAAGCTGTTATAAAATTATCTTTTAAATATTCTTCAGTTATCATTTCTGTTCTCCTTAATATAGTCATATAAGTTTATTTTAGGTGACCAACCTATTTTATTTAGTAGTGTATTATCAGCAAGGTTATCTAATCTCTCGGATTGTTCTCCCACAACACGTTCACAATCAATACCAAAGTATTCAATTAATTCTACGAGATTATTTGTAGTACCAGAACCTATATCTGTTACACCTCTTAAATTTGATTTCATCAAAGTATCTATCGCTCTCACTAAATCGTCAACGTGTAAAAAATCTCTACTATGATTTGTGTTGATATAAGGAACATCATTTCTTAATATTCTAGGTATCAACATTGTTTCTCTAGCATTAGGACCATACACGGTTGTAAATCTCATACCCATACTATTAGCAGGAGCAATACGTTCTAAACTATATTTGCTCATTGCATATGGATTTTTCCATGGCTCGTGTGCTGTTGATGAACTTGCGTATAAGATTCTTGTGTCTTTGAAGAAATCAAAAAGTCTTTGACCTGCGATTACATTTTGTACCCAATATTCTTCAGGTCTACCTAGACTATCTCTAACACCAGATAAACCAGCAAGATGTATTACTAAATCTACAGAATGTTTGAGATCACAGGATAATAAATCATTACCTGTTTCTTTGTCTATACAAATTACTTTATGATTTGTTTTTAAAAAGTTATGTAAGTGTCTGCCTATAAAGCCATCACTACCTGTTAATAATATATTCATAATTCATAATATAGTAACTTCGGGAGGAAACGAAATTACGATTTAATAATTCTCAAAAAATATGTATTTGCTGTTGTAGCAGAACCATTAGGAAACTCTTGCGCCCTATAATCATCATTGTTTACTTGTCTTGTTTGATAATTACCAGAACCATTTAAAATTGTATCTGCCATACCAGAACCTCTAGTGTTACCAGTTGCAGTTGTTCCTAGTGAATAACTAATTGCATATCCATCAGATGAATCAGCAGCAGTCTTTTTGATCCAACCTAACATCAAAGAATTCCAATTGGCAGTTGTAAATTCTTGTATGTTGTTAGATCCATCTAAAAAGTATGGTTCAGTATATGAAGCAGAAGCACCGTTTACTCTATGTAAAAAATAGTTTGTAATAGTAGTAGGTTGATCTTGTGTTTCAGGAATTGAACCTGCTGAATAAGCAGATGTATCTGCTCTTGTATCTGTGAATATTGCTGTTGTACTTACGTTTGTAAAACCAGAAGCGGCTGTTGATGAAGTTGTTACCGTATATGTTCCACCTTGTTGCGTTCCTGTTGATCCAGATGTAAGTAAATCAATTGCTGGGTGCAAAAAAGTATCTTTTACATCTTGTAAATTCATCGCCTGTATTTGTCCTGATGAATTGTAATAAACTGGGAATGTTTTTCCTGTATCAGCAGTTGGCGTTCCGCCTGTCGCTGTTGATGTTACTTTGTTGTATGATACGGTTACCGTTTGTGGTTCTTGTGTAGTTCCTTCATTTGGGAATGAACTTGCACTTGTTGATTGAGCACCAGCTGATTTTCTCGTATCGTTAATAGTACCGATGTTACCAGATGATCCAACCGTTAAGACCACAGATGGGTCTTGTGAATATTGATAGATTATACCATCAACTATCTCGTCTACCATAGCTGTCGTCATCTCTTGTAGATTTCCGCTGCTGACGAATAAAGGTTTTCTTACTGCCATAATTTCCTCATTTTTCTTTATCTGGTACCACTCTTTTCAGTAAGTACCTCTCTTTACTTATTTATATTTATACTAATTAGGCACCTGCCGCAAACATTGTTTTTACAACGGTCCCATTAGAGTCTAAAATTCTTAATTCTACTACACTTTTTAGTTGATCCTGACCTATTGCGTCATCGGCCATATTTGCCTCAGCGATAGTATCCGCGGCAATCATTGTACCTGTAATAGTTCCAGTATCACCTGTAGTTATTACCGTACCTGAAACGTTAGGAAAATTGATCGTTCTATCTGCTGTAGGATCTACAACATTTATAGTAGTTTCGTGTGCGTCTGCTGTTGATCCTTCAAATATTAGACCACCAGTAGATTTTGTTGTATAGAAGAATCCGTCAGTTGATACGTTTTTACTTCCAAAATCAACAAATGTTGTATTACTTGAAATTTTGTCTACCGTTAACGTTTTAGCAGATGGCATTGTTACATCATCACTCATTGTGATAGTAGAACCTGAACTTGCAATCGTACTACCTGTAAATGATAACTCACCTAATGTGTGAGCACCAGTACCTGAAGCAGTAAACTCACCAGCGATTGTTACATCATCAGGTAATGCCAAAGTTACTTTATCAGTTGCACTTACCGTTGCTGTAACTTGATTTGCTGTACCTTGAAATAATAATGTATTACCATTTACTAGTGTTTGAGTATTTGATCCATCTGAAACCGTAAAAGATAATGCACCTGAAATGGCAGCGTATAACTCATTTACAGCACCAATTACAGATGTTGCAGAAAGGTTAGAATCAAGTGTTGCAATATCGCCAAAATCATTAGCAGACAGAGCATTAAATTCTGTTCTAAAGTCTTCTAACGTTTGTGTAGCAGTTATTTGTCTTGCAGCCATTAGTTTTTAATTTCCTTTAATAGTTTCTTTATTTCAAATAATTCTTGTTTTAAAGTATTTATCTCTTTTACGGTATCTCTTAAAACATCACTTTGTTTCTCTCTAGCAGTATACCTTGACATGTAAAGTTGATATTCACTTTTATTTACGTTGACGATAGCGTTTGAGTCGGTATCTCTTACTAAACTAGAAAATCCCTCTACTCTTAATTTGCTCATCTTATACCGCCAATGCTATTCCTCTTAAATCTCTTAATACAGGTGGATAAGATGAAATTGTTCCTTTCATAACAACTTTTAGTTGGAATGAAGTAAAATCATTTATATCACTTGCCGTGTATTTGTATTCTTTAAATGTTGTATCATCTTCAGCAGGCACAATAGATGAGTCTGGACTACCATCTGAATTGAAAGGTGTCCAACTTAATTCATCTAATTTATCGCCGTCTGTTGAAACTCTAAAATACATTTCTACTTCAGATGTTGATCTTATATTTGCAGTTAATCTAATGTCTAATGCTTTTGAGTTGTTTTCTAGTAATATAGGTTTTGTACAATATACAGCAGCAGATGATGTACCTGTGTTTGCTGTATCATCAACAAAACTTGGTGTGTTACTAGATGTAGGACTATTTAATCTGTTTTGAATTGTAAAGGCACTCATTCTTTGAGTATCTAATACAGGAGAAAGTTTTGTATTTGTAGTTGTCATTTCTAATATTGTATAGAAAGATTTACCACCAGATATACTTTCGTTTGTTGCGTTTATATCACTTGCAACCATTTGAGGTGCTGTGAAAGCAATATTGTCGTTATTAATTACAGCAAGTTTATTTGTTGCTGATGTTAATGTAAATTCTGTTTCTGATCCGTGTACTGATCTACCAGTTGTTGTTCTTACAAAGTAATCAATATTTGTATCAGGTAAAGTCATAGTTTGTATACCACCTAGATTTAATACATCAAAGACTCTGTTTTGTGTTGCTGTTATAGCAGTACCACCAACATCACCTGTTGCAGTAGCATTTGATGAACTGCCTGAAGTTATATCGTAACTATCTAAAGTTACGTTTGAAATACTTGTATATGTACCATTAATATCACTATGAGCAATACCATTGTGTGTACCACTTGGCACACCAGCAATTGTTACGTTATTACTTGTACCGTGCATACCATGGTTAGGATGGAATACTCTAATTACTTTAGAACCATTTGTTGTTCTTAAAGCATTTTGTTTAAGTGTTCTTGTTCCTAATGAATCGTTAGTCAATGTTACTTCACCTGTAACATTACTAAATTCTGCTCTTCTTAATAAGAATTTCATATCTTCATTTTGTTCAGCAGACCATGTCATACCATTTTGTGATTTGAATAATACACCAGCATATGGTTGAGCAGATATTGTTCTATTTGTATCTAAAGATGTTTCACCTATTCTTGCCACATAAGCATTGTAGTCTTGTGAGTTTGCCATTACAACAAAACAATACTCTATGTTTGATTGTATGTAAACAGGACTTGAAAATGTAAATTTAGTTGCAGTTGTACCATCTGTACTTGTATTTACAGCACTAGGATTCAAAGTTACTTCCGAGAATGGCAATATCTTTTGACCTGGATATCCATTGACCGTATTTCTTAATTGAACCGTTACTGGTATAGCAGCGTCTTTTGTACTAAAGAATACATCAATAGATGTTAAGAATACACCACCTTCGTCATCAATTAAGAAAGTTTGAGCAAGTGGGTCATGGTAACCAACTTGTCTTTCTTCCGTTCTTGTAGATGTTCTTGTAATAGTTTGACTTTCTGTTACACTTCTCATCTCAACTTTTGCTTCTCTACTTGAAATGATTGTTTCTCTAACCGTTTCTAATAAACCTCTTGCAACGTATTCAGTATTTGCAGCTGTTTCTACGTTTGCGTTTGTTAAACTATTTGTTGATGAACTTGTTAATCTGAATAATCTTTGACCTGTTCTCCATCTAGGATTTGAACTAGTTTTAGGATCAGGTATTGCAAATGTACCTTCAACTTTACCATTAGCGTCTGTAACTAGATTACCACCCAATGCACCACCTGATGGTGTTACGTAAGATGTAATATCAATATTATCAAAGTAAGGATAAACTCTAGTATTAGGTTTTAATCTTGTTGCAGTAAATGATAATGTTCTACTTCTAATAAAAGGAACAAATGCGATTGAAACTACTCTATCACCGACAGATGTTCTTACCGTTTCAGGTACAGCAACCGCTCTAATTCCTGTTCTTGTTTGTGATACTTGTTGAGCAGTAGTTACTTCTTGTTTTGCCATTACTCTCCAACCATGACCACCTCTTTTTCTATACGTACCTACGTTTCTTCTTTCTGTTTCAACAGGTCTTCCTGTCCATGTATCTTGCCATGAGTTCCACACCGTTGACATAGGAAATTCAGTTAGTTGACCAGAGTTACCAGAGTTTTTAGTTAAGTTATCCCAACTACCGTTCGGGTTGTTGATAACTAATTCTGGTGCTCTTTCTGTTTCTTTCCATTCATCACCTGGAGGTGTTAATTCTATTGCACCTATCCATGTAAATACACCAAATGGGTTTACATTGATAGCCTTACTTGCATAAGGTTGATCTATTAGTGTTGTTT